GAGGTGCTAGACGATAGCCCTTTGGAGTAGTGGGGCGCGGCAGCTTTGGCTACGTTATTGCGCAGATAGCGGTAGAGACAGGGATCGCGCCCCAGGCTTTATTAGAGTTAGACAGCACAATGTTTGCTAACGTAATTAAGGTATTAAACGACAGATCAGAGGATATAAAAAATGCCAACAGAGGTAAAAGGCGCGCTTGACTTACGCAAAGCACTTAAAAAGTTTACCCCTGACCTGGCTAAGGAAACACAAAAAGAATTAGGCGCTTTGCTAAAACCTATAACACTTAAAGCACGCGGCTTTATACCTGGAGATGCGCCTTTGTCCGGATGGGGCAAGGCAAGTGTAAATGGCCGTTTTCCTGAGTGGAGTAGTACAGCTGCAAAGCGCGGCATAGGTTACAAAACTACGCCATCTAAAACTAACAGATCAGGCTTTAGATCATTAGCGCGTATTGTCAATAACAGCGCCGCAGGTGCGATCTATGAGACTGCTGGGCGCGTCAATCCGCAAGGCAGACTAGACAGTAAATCTAGAAACCCTATCGCTGGCAAACAGTTTATAGACGCTATAAATAAAAACGGCATGATCGTAGATGCAGGTCGGCAAATGCGAGGCCGAGCCATATTTAGAGCTTGGAAAGAGGACGGCGGCAAGACTAACGCGGCAATCTTAAAGGCTATAGCAGCAGCTAAAGTAAAGTTTGATGCAGCAGTAGGCAGACGATAATGGCCGATCCAGCATTAGTTATAAGTTTAGCCGCTGAGTTTGTAGGCAAGCCTGCATTTAAGCAGGCAGACACAGCTACAGATAAATTAAGCAAAGGGGTAAAAAACCTTGCTAAAACTATTGGTATTGCTTTTAGCGTGGGCGCGGTTGTTGCTTTTGCTAAAGCCTCAATTAAAGCAGCAGCAGCGGATGAAAAGGCACAGAAGCAGCTAGCACTAGCCTTAAAAAACGTAGGACTTGGCAGAGACGTAGCAAGTTCTGAGGCTTATCTACAAAGACTATCTACAGAGTTTGGCATCCTTGATGACGATTTAAGGCCGGCCTATCAGACTCTAGCCGTAGCCACAAAATCAACTAGTGAGGCGCAAAAGTTATTAGGCATAGCTTTAGACATAAGCGCCTCTACTGGCAAAGATTTAGGCAGCGTAACTGGCGCACTAAGCAAGGCTTTCTTAGGAAATAACACAGCTCTAGGTAAGTTAGGCGTAGGCATATCTAAGGCTGATCTCAAGGCTGGCAAGTTTGACGATATTATGAACCAGCTAGCCAAAACCTTTAAGGGCGCTGCATCTGCATCTGCCGATACTTTTGCAGGCAAAATGGCTAGATTAACTGTGTCTATAGATAATGCTAAAGAGATTTTAGGCAAAGGACTTATAGATAGTTTTATGATCCTTACCGACTCGGCCAATCTTGACGAGCTACAAGTTAAAATAGAGCAGTTTGCTACATCCGCATCTGAAGGTATGAAAAAACTAGCAGGCTTTATTAAGGAAAACTCAACAGAGATTAAGATATTTTTAGCTATTATGACTGCTACCTTTGTCTCTACAAAAGTTATAGCAGGTATAGCTGCAACTGTAACTGCCATAGGAACAATTAAAAAAGCGTTTGCTGCTTTAAGAGCTAGTGCTATTGCTACGGCTATAGCCTCTATGTTTGCTCTCAACCCTTATGGCGCTGCTTTTCAAGTAGCAGCTATGCTGGCACTTATTGCCGTTACAATTAAGGGCGTAGATGCGCTTGCAGATGCCTATAACAATGCCAATGATGCTAAAAATAAACTTGGCGATCCTTTTGCTCAAAGTGGACTAGATCATTTAAGAGAATTAGAGTCAAAATATAACAAAGCAGCCCTTACTGAGGAAAAGAAACTTACAGCTGAGGAAGCAAAGCAGCTTAAAGATAAAAAATTACAGCTGGCTATTGAGAAGGCTAAACTGGCTTTAGGCAAAGGCAGCAATGTTTTTGACATGGAAAAGATACAGCTGGCAGCAGCCGAAAAAAACGCAGCCGAGCAGTTAGGAAAGATAACTAGCCAGGCACAACTCTTACAGGTCACTAATGATCTTGCTCGCCTTGAGGTCAAGCAGTCTATGCTTGCTTTAGAGGATGCAATAGCGGCAAAAGACATAAAAGCGATAGAGGCAGGCACAGCTAAACTAAATGCTGACCTTATGGTGCTTGGCGCTTTGACTGGTCAAAAGGTAAAACTTACCGAGATTAAAGGCATATTAGAGGCGATAGTGCCTAAAGATTTAATTAACTTAGGCAACCTAGATGCCGCTATCGCTCGGTTACTTATGATCGCCTCTTTTGGAGATGGTAGCGGCATGAAAAGCCACGCTGCCCCTATTTTAGGCGATCCTAATGCTAGCCCTAAAGGTTTTCCTGGTGCTGCTGGTATAAATGCCGCGCTCGCAGCAGGTAGTTTTGTGCCTGTAGTCGGCGGCGGTGGCTATTCATCTACGGCAGGTAACTATGCGCCTAGTGGTTTTCCTGGTGCTGCTGGCGTAACTGTCGTAGTCAATGCTGGCACTATCGCTGCCCCTGATGATCTAGTAGTGCTTATCAAAACAGCTATACAAGACCTTAACAGAGCCGGAGACTCTACGACTTTTGCCGGGGCTATAGCATGACAGTACCTACACTTAACGCATTTATTAACTTTTCTACAGGCCCAGCTACTGCTCAGTCAATGATCCTAGATCAAGGCGTCCTAGATACAAACGTGCTAGCAGACAGCGTGGCAGTTATTGTAGACGTGTCTAATCAGATAGACCGACTCACAACTAACAGAGGCCGTAACGCGCAAAGCGATCAGTTTCAGACTGGCACAATGACGCTGCGGATCGTGGATCAAAACGGCGATTTTAACCCTCAAAACCCTAGTAGCCCCTATTTTGGCTTGTTATCGCCTATGCGTAAGGTATCCATAAGTGCTACTTACGGCAGCGTCACTTATCCGATCTTTAGCGGCTTTATTACTAGCTATAGCACTACTACGCCTCTTAATGCTTTAGACGTTGTGTATACGACTATTACAGCTGTAGATGCTTTTAGGCTGGCACAGAACGCACAGATCGCTACTGTGGCAGGTACGAGCGCAGGGCAGCTATCAGGCGCTCGCGTTAATGCTTTGCTAGATGCTATTGACTGGCCTGCCTCTATGCGAGACGTAGACGCTGGCTTAACTACTATGCAGGCAGACCCTGGCACAGCTCGCACAGCACTACAAGCCTTGCAGACAGTAGAGATTAGCGAATATGGCGCTTTGTACATAGACGCATCTGGTAATTTTGTGTTTCAAGATCGCGCTTTAACTGCTAGCTCTGTATCTGCACCAGCTGTAGCCTTTAATGATAATGGCACAGATATTGCTTATAGCAACGCTGTTTGGGTACTTAATGACTCTTTAGTCTATAACGAGGCTAACGTGACGCGCACAGGCGGTAGCGTACAAACTGCTAGTAACGCTGCCAGCATTACAAAGTATTTTTTACACAGCTACAACCAGCAAAACTTACTTATGCAGACAGACGCAGTAGCCCTAGATTACGCACAGGCTTACGTAGCTAGCCGAGCCGAGACAAGCGTTAGGCGTGATGCAATAACCCTAGATTTATACACAGATAACTACAACCTGGGCATAATTGCAGCCCTTGATCTTGATTTTTTTGACCCTATAACTATTACGACTAATCAGCCGGGCGCATCTACCTTAAGCAAAACACTACAGATTTTTGGCGTGGCTATGAGCATAAGTCCCAATAGCTTTAAGGTAACATTTACTACGCTTGAGCCTATTATAGATGCTTTTATTTTAAATGATGCAATATATGGACTGCTTGACACGGGCGTGTTAAGTTACTAGAAAGGTTACAAAATGGCAGCAGGACTAGGCTTTAAGACCTTTACAACAGGTGAGGTACTGACGGCGGCAGATACTAACGGCTACCTTATGCAGGGAGTGCTGGTCTTTGCCAGTGCAGCAGCTAGAGACGCTGCTATTACTTCTCCACAGGAGGGGCAGTTTGCCTACCTAAAAGACACTAATGTTACGACCTACTACACAGGGTCAGCATGGACTAATTTAGTAACCGCAGGCACGCCGTCTTATGTAGGTGCCATTGCTTATGGCGCAGTTAATCTTTCCTATGGATCAACAAACACAGCCGTCTCGTCGCTTACTACTGAGATCGTTGATACAAACGCATTTCACGATACCAGCACAAATACTTCTAGAATGACAATTCCAACTGGTTATGATGGTAAATACCGCATGGAATTGAATATTAGTCTCGCGGCTAATGATCCAAATGTTAAAATTTTTGCCTATAAAAATGGTGCTGCGATTACGGAAGGCTTAGATAATGGGCAACTAACTGCGCTAGGTTACACAGCTGGTGTGGCAAACGCATTTAGTGTTGGTGTAGTAGTCACAGGCGTAGCTACGGATTATTTTGAGTTTTTTGTGGTAAATGGCTCTGCAAGCAAATTAGTAAACAAAGCACGCTATTCCTTTACATACTTAGGGGCATAAAGATGAAATTTCAAGAGTTTCCAATTCCTGCTGAATTAAACGGCGAACAATTAAAGGCAGAACTAGGGTGCGATGAAGTTTACATCCGCGATAAAAATCTAGTTATTGGTGGAGATGTTACAGAGGCACAGGTTAAGGCCGCTATTGCAGCACATAAGCCTGCTAAGGCAAGTGAGCCAACTATTGACGAGAAGTTAGCAAGCGTAGGACTGTCAGTTAATGACCTCAAGGCTGCGCTCGGACTGTAATGGAGACTAGCTACAACGGCTGGCCAGCGTCTAAGGATCAGGCCGAGATAGACGTACAGTCTTACTTAGTGCCAGGCACAGATCGTAAACTGCGCTGTGCAGCTGCTGTAGCGCCTTTGCTTATTGGTTTTGCCTCAGAGTTTCACCAGCTAATAGAGCCAATAGACGCAGGTACTTTTGACGATTGGGGCTATGCCTACAGGATGGTCAGAGGCAACCCTACAAAACTATCGTGTCACTCATCCGGCACAGCTATAGACCTTAATGCTACGAAGCATCCGCTAGGCACGTACGACACTTTTCCGGATGCAAAGGTACCTATGATCCGCGCCCTAGCTAAAAAGTACGGCCTTAAGTGGGGCGGGGATTTTAAGACGCGCCCGGATGATATGCACTTCGAGATCAGTATTGGCCCTGCAAAGGTTGCAGAGTTAATTACAAAACTAGGGCTAGAAATGAGCAAAAATGAGTGACATACAACAAGCTAACATACCTGCAAGTACGGTAACCCTTTTAGCCTCAGGCGCTCGTACAACAACAGCGGCGGCCACAGCGGTTACAGGTTTTGCAGCGGCAAGACAGTTAGTATTACAACTACAAGTAACTGCAGCTAGTGGCACTACGCCTACCCTAGATGTAGTGGTACAGGATACTGTAGATGGTACTAACTACAACACCATAGCTACCTTTACACAAAAAACTGGGGCAGCGCGTGAGGTGATAAGAGTAACAACAGCTTTTACAGACAATTTAAGAGTAAATTACGAAATTGGTGGAGTAACACCATCTTTTACTTTTAACGTTATTACTTGGGCGGACTCAAATTGAGCGCGCAACTTAAGGCCGCTGGCCTGTCTTATCTACGCGCAGCTGTGTCGTGCGTAGCTGCGTTATATCTCAGCGGTATTACAGACCCTAAAGTCTTGGCCAATGCTTTTATAGCAGGCCTTGTAGGGCCTTTAATGAAGGCTCTAGCGCCTAATGAGAAGCAATTTGGCATAGGGGCTAAGTAAATGGACGCGCAGGCATGGGT